CTAATCAAACTTGACAACCACTGGTCCTTCCTTTATGATTATCCCTTTCAATCTATCCTTCTTCTTGATGTATTGTCGCTTCGGTCGGACAACCTTTGGCGGTTCAACCTTCTTATCATCTTTTTTATCGGTGTTCTCCATTGCTAATCTAATCAGAGGATATTATCGCCCTTCTCTTCCGCATATACTCTCTCTGATAGTCTTTGCGTTTCTGCTTCTCCTCATCTGTGAGTGCCGGACGAGACGCCTTATACTCAATAGCATATGCTCGGCGATGGTCTTTATTCTCTTCACGCCATTTCGCCATACATCCCCTTTTTGTTGCCTTGCGTTCAATATCTGATACAAGTGCCGGACGAGCATTCAAACACAAAGGGTCGGAGAGGTTGATATGCGTATTTTCACGGTGTAAAAGTTCTTTCAAATCCGCACACGCATAGTCCTCTATGAGTTCTATAACAGCATTTACCCACCCTATCTCAACCGCCTTTGTATAGACCTTGAGATGCGGATGTTTCTTCGCCATATACCGATGACACTGTAAGCGTTTGTCCAGAGACATCGTAGTGCTTCCTACATAATAATGGTCTCCAAGTCTGATGCGATATACCTTGCCGTTTGCGTAGTCCATTCTATATATTGTTAGTTAAGAACCTTTAAGTCTAATACATATGTTCATTTTTGACAATCTTGGACGCCTCCGGAAGGGAGCAACCACGCTCCCTCATCACCTTGCGAACGAGTTCCGCACGGACACGGCGACCATCAGAAGGACCAGCCTTCGCACGGCGACGACGACCGCCAGTCGCACCATAGCCTAACGCACCGAGAGCCCCAGAGACCGCTTGTCCCTCCGGTCCAGCAAGAGGAGCAAGGTGCTTGACGGCACCGGCAATCGGAGCCACGACACTGTTGAACCCAGACTTGAAGTCGCTCCAGAAGTCTCCACCGTGAGCGTGGTGGAGGCGACCGGCACCGTAGGGGATGTGGCTATCAAACCCCTCACCACCCATACCAAGAACACCGTGAGGCACCGCTCCGTGATAGACCATACCGCCCTTCGCACCACGACGGAGATGCTCAATCTCGGCACCCAGATGCTCATTCATCCGAGCTTGGTGAGCGTGTTGGCGGTGGTGAGCGACCGTGTGGTGCTTATGCCCAAGACCGATGGCACTGGAAATCTTGGAAAGAGGACCACCCACAACCGGCACTTGACCCAGAAGGTCGCTCAAGAAACCTCCACCGGTGTATCCAGCACCCAGCATATGGGCGTGAGCCGCCTTGTGGAGTTTGCGGTGTTGCTGTGCCGGAGACCCCATACCCTCTACTGCTCGTTCTTGGGCAAGATTGCCCTTCGCAAGATGAACCATAGGGTCTCGCTCTCCGAGACCACGACCGGCAACACTGCGACGATGACGGCGACGACGACCTCCTACCGGACGACCATAACTATCGCAACTCTCGGTGTCTGACATTTGTATATATACTGCTAACATTTAAGAACACCAAATTGTTGGGACACGCAATATGGCGTTTTTAAAATCACAGCAAATCATATATACGATGAACACACTTGCCGATGAGTTTGATGATGCTCCACAAGGTGAAGGTGCTGGTATGCCTCACGGCAACAAGAAGGCTGGTTTTGTCGGTCTGATGATTGCCAAGAAGCATCTGCGTCGTGGTCCCACCCATTACGAACCTCCGGCAAAGGCGAAGAAGACCCCAGCACGGTTCAATGTCGGAGCAATCACCGCACCGTCTGCCTACATCCGCACGGCGTTCCCTCGTCGTCAAGCGGTTGCTCAAGCTCCAGCAGTTGCTCCTCGTCGTCGTGGTCGCCCCACTATCCCAGTCGCCGACCGCTCTCTGAACCGTGCGTTCCGTGCTGGAGAACGAGCAAATCTGACGGAGGCACAACTCGCAGATGTCCGAGCAAGGGAGGCACAACGCCAGAGGGCATCTCGTCAGCGTCGTGCGTTGGCTCGCATCCAAGCAATGCCGGAAGGAGAGGCGAAGCAGACTGCCCTTCACAACTACCACATCACCTATGGTGCTGGAGCGACTGGCGGTATGCGTGATGACCTCAAGCAACAAGCACACGAATACATTGCGAAGGAACACAAGAAGAGCAAGGCGTCCATCCTTCAAGCAATCAACGATTGGCACCACCAGCACACTGGGAAGGAACTGACAGAGGAGGAAATCAAGGAACTCAATGCGGAAATCGTTCGTGTAAAGAAACAGATGAAGGAGGATGCTCATCTTCTTGCCGGTAGTGGTCTCGTTCGTGGTGGAATGCTATCTGACCATCAGCAAAAGCAACTCCACGCACTGATTGCCCACAATCTGAAGCAAGGACACGATATCAATTCCACACTGGTGAGTGTCATCCAAGCTCTGAACTCATCCGGACACGCTCCTACGCAAGAGGATGTTGCGTGGATTACAAAGGCGGTCAATGATTACTTCTACGGCGTTCAAGGTCTTGCTCATCTCTCTGGTGGCGTCCGCCCCACTGACAAGCAGTTCCTTGATATCGTGAAGACCTCCTATGCGACAGCACCGCCGAAACTGGTCAGCGACTTTGAACTCGTCTTTGCGTCGCCGACGGTGGATGCGTGGGTCAATGAACCTCGCAAGACAATTGTGGTGTCCGTGCGTGGAACTAATATCAAGGACAAGCAAGACATCTATGCCGATGCGTCGCTGACCGTCAATGCTCTTGTCAAGACGCCTCGCTACCAGACGGACAAGAAGGCAGTCCAAGACATTATGGGTCGCTACAATCCGCAGACCTATGAGTATTACCTTGTTGGACACAGTCTTGGCGGAGCAATCATCAATCAACTGATGAGGGACTTTCCCCAGTTCAAGTATGGGATGGAGTATAATCCGGCGTTCCAACCCTACGACCTCATCTCCCAACAGCGTGGCAAGGTCTTTCGCAACTACACTGACAAAGACCCTCTCTACCGTCTCGGTGGGCGTCTCTTTGCTGACAAGAAGGTGGTGCCGTCCAAGACGACGGTATCCAATCTCGGTGCTGTTGGCGACCTCTATGAGGCAATCTCTGGACATTCGCTCTCCAATTTTGAGGGTGCCGGTCGCCTCAAGGGCGGAGTGATGACAGAGCAAGAACACAAGGGTCTCTTGGAGGAAATCAAGCGTCTCCTTGAACTCAAGGCACAACCGGAGGCGTTTCAAGCACTGCGTGATAGTCCTCAAGTCAGTAAGCACATCAGCAAGACAGAGTTCAAGCAGACGGTCAGCAGTCTTTTAGCACTGCTGGGTATGAAGGACGATTATACTGCCAATCTCCTCCTTGCTCTTGGACCGCAAGGCGAAGCAGCCGAAGGGATGATGAAGATGGGCAACATTAGTGGTCTTGGACGCCCTTCGCACTTTGGCGAACTTCGCACTCTGACCAAGCACCAAGTGCCGTCAAGGAATGGTGAGGCGTTCATCAAGGGTGGGCGTAAGCAGACGGTGTCAATGCCTACAACGGACTACCTCCAAGAGCATAGTCATCTCATCAACCTTCTTCAACATCCGACCAAGAAGGGTCTAAAGGCGGAGGCGAAGAAGCAGACGGCGGAAGTCAAGTCTCGTGGTCTCAAACTGTATAACAGCAAGGGGAAAGCCCATCGTGGGCATTATCACTTGATGTCGGATGGTTCTTACCACACTGGCAAGACGCACACTGCTCGTTCTAAACAACTGGAGGCACGAGAGGTTTGAGGTTCGCTTTTGCCCTCTTCTTCTCGTTGATTTCATCTTTATGTGCTTCATAATAAGTCGCCCATCGCTTTGCGTTTCTTTCTTTCGCCTCTTCAAGCGTAGTTATAGGGAGATTGGTGTTCAAGCACAAAGGGTCGTGTTTTACTTGTTTGATGAGTTCAGTTTCCCTTCTAACAAGTTGCTCTTTGTTGGCACACGGACACTCTTCAATGAGAATTATCTTTGCCTCTTCCCATTTGTCCTTCATAAAGGTATGGAATGGAGTGGTCTCAATGTTGCGTCGTGCCTTATGACTTGCTTTGCGTTGCGACAGCGGAACGCAAGTTGAACCAACATAGAAATGTCCGTCGGATACTTCTATGCGGTAGATTTTACCATTCTGATAGTTAGGCATCTCCTTTTCTATTGTATTCTATTCTTTTCTCTTTAAACCACCATTGGTTTCAGATGTCGGTGGGGAACATTCATCACCGGTTGCTCTTCGCAACATCCATCCCTCCAGACCTTCATCACAGAGGTGTAAAAACCGTTATCCTTTGTCCAGACGGTCTTATCATACGGTAGAAAGAACAATCCATCGGTGTATTTCCATATGTAAGTGTATTCAATCTTTGGGTCTTGATGGTCTATCTTGGACTGATTTACAATAGCAGTTGAATAGTCCTTGCTTGAGATACGCCTTGATTTCAATTCCTTCTTCTTTGTGTGGGTCTCATTGAAGAAGTCGTGGCGGTCGTATTCGTTCTCTTCGCCGGAAGGGAGGAGTTCCTTGTGGTGCTTCTCTCCAAACACTAAATCAATCAGAGGTAGCATCTCCCTCTCATTGATTTTTCCAAAGGCGATATCCATTTGCTTCTTTGACATCCTTTCTTATTACCGGAGACATTTTCTTAAGCATTGGAACGCACTTATTTACGGAGCGTATCCATAAGTTCCCAGCGACAGCAATGCCCAAGAGATTGTAATATCTCTATCCTCTGTGATGGAAATATATAGATAGAGATTGCCATCACCATACGCATAGAACGATAGTTGGTTTCCGGCGGCTAAAACAGATGTATATCCATTGACGGTGGCAAGACAAACAGCATCCGCCCAAGCGAGTTGTCCTCCAAGAGGAATAACTACTGTATTTTGACCAGACGATATCGTAGCGGAACCGTGCGGAATAAGCGTGTTAAGTGTGGTATTAGCGAAGAGACCGGACGCACTCATTGTATAGTCTTCTCTTCGTTTTTATTATCATCCATTCTTCTTCAACACCTTACGGCAGATGCTACACTTGGGTTCCGCACACGCCAAGACTTGAGCAAGGCACGACTTACAATACTTGTGTCCGCAGTTGGTGATGTCCAGTTCGCCGGAGGCAATCATATCCAAACAGATAGGACACTCATACTGCTTCCGCATTGCCGTTGCCATCTCCTCAATCTCGTTCTTGAGGTGTTGAGGGATTGTAGGGTCAGTGGTGATGGCGACTTGCCGAGCAACATAGACAATCGTCCGCTCGTGTCCTTCACGCACCTCCTCGTAATACTTCGCCCACGCAAACCGTCTCTGCCTATCCAATGAGTTCTCACGAGCAGACATCCTTCTTCTATACCTATACATATTGTTCCATCTTTAAACCGATTATCATCATATGGTAATTGGTGCTGTAGTATAATGAAAACAGTTGTGTAGGCAATGTAGGGCAATGTAGCCTAAATCGCAGAGTTTGCCGGTTGGACAAGAAAATCCCTCTATGCGAGAGAAAGTCTGCGATTTACCCTACACGACCCTACATAACCCATTCTCATCATACCTAAAGAGAACAACTATAGATACAATAAATGGATTTGAGTGGTGCGTCTTGCTTCACTTGTAAGAAGGATTTGACGGAGGTGCTATTGAAGACCAAGAACTATGACCACCGATGCTTCTATTGTCGCAAAGTCCAGTGTCGCCCTTGCGATGACCGGAACACCCTCTTGAATTGGTATAGCAAAGACGACGATGAAGATGGCACCGATGTCTATGCTTGTGATAAGTGCGTTAAGAGGCAGACCAAGAAGGGCGTTCAGTTGGTCAAATAAACCTCCGGTTCTAAAATAGAATGGGGTATTACAGCAAGTTGGCAAAGGCGATGCTGTGGTCTCATAGTCGGACTATGGAAGTCTATGTTCTACCCAAGACGGTTCAGATGACAATCCCTTTATATGGCGAAGGGACAACCCACAAGGTTCTCTCTTCGTATGTTCAGAACAATACGCTTCATCTGGAGCTTGAGCGGACACAGCACGAATTACCGTATGATGATAATCGGTTTAAAGATGGGTCAGTAAGTATAAGTAGAAGAGATGAACTACCTCACTGAACTCAAGGCAGTGTGTGCGAAGGATGCGAAGGTTATGGAAGGTCTATGCCGTAAGGTAATGGCGATGCGTAAGAAGAACATTAAACAAGGATACTCCACCACGCATTGCGGAAACGAATACTGGTCATCCAATGTCTATGGCGATATTGTCAATAGGTGTAATGTCATTGGCGATGGGAAGCATAGAATTGGAGAACGGCGATGCTATGGGTGGCAAAAGAACGGCATTGAAATCCTCAACGCCCAACCCAATGCGAAGGGGAACACCTATAGCAACGAGTGTAAGATTACCGTTGCCCATCTCAAGGAGGCGTGTAAGAAGAATGGCATCAAGGGCATCACCAAGATGGACAAGAAGGCATTGCTACACGCCCTTATGAAGTGTTAGAACCGGCAAAACGCACAAGCTGAAGGCAACACGCCGTGAGAACACGGAATGAACGATAGGATATGCCTCATAACCGGAACCGAGAACGCATTCCCAATACACCTATACCGAGCGGTCTTGGCTATCCCCTCTGTATAGTTGTCCGGAAGACCCATAAGGCGTTCGCATTCAATAGGGGTCAGTTGGCGAACCGAACTCTCTTCCAAGACCATATTGTCCTTTATAAATCCAGTCAGCGTTCCAGATTTACCGTCAGTTCGTGGTTCAAACACCGTAGTCTGGGCAACAGCGTGGTCTCCATCGTGGCGATTTCCGTCCTTGTCCAAGCGACGATTGACCAAGCGACCCACCAATGCTAACTTCGCCGAACACGAAGAGGTCAGTGCCGATGTCTTGTCGTCCTTGCGGACATCCTTCTTATTGACCCACTTCTCGCCTACCTTGCGACCCCTAATAGAGACCCCACGCCATACAGCGTCGGAGGGTGCTTCAAGAATGCTGTGAATGCCTATCTTCCTATCCTCCGGAAGCACCACATTGGGGATGTTCGTCCAGAAGAAGCGTTTGCGACATTGGGCAGAGACCAAATCGGCGTTAATCATAATAGGCACGACCTTCAGACGCTCGGTGATTGCCCATCTATCCTTCTCCGGCATAGACGCTACATTCTCAAAGACGAAATAGGTGGGTTTGGTCTCTTCAAGTATGCGAACAAACTCCCAAAACAACTTGCTATGAGTGCCCAAGAGACCTTTGCGACCTTTCTTCCCAATAGATAAATCAACGCACGGACTGCCTCCAACAAGCAAATCAACGCCAGTAAGACCACTAATGTCGCAGACATTCCCTAACTGCTTGATAAGAGGGTAGTTTTTCTGGCTAACTTTCAACGCATTCTTGTCTATTTCAGAGGCATAGTATTCAATCGTTTCTTTGCGACCTTCTAACGCCACACGGCAACACGAGATACCATCAAACAGCGACACAACTTTCATTTTGCTTCTACTATACTTCATCTATTTTTTTGGGTCGGTATTCCGCAGATACAGCACCTTTAATCTCTTTGCTGTATATATACAATGAGTGCGTCCGGTCTCGCAGTGCTTTCAACACAGACATCTCTTGGTATTTCTGGAGGTGGTTCAGCACCGACGGTGGAGGTCGTGGATATCCGTGAAAGCGTTGCTACTTATTTCAATGCTCTTACAACATTCCCTACTTATGAAGATATGTCCCCCTTTACTGTCGTCTATATCCCTTCCTCCAACGGCAAGATTGTAGTCAATGTATCTGCTCTCGCATCTGGCGATTTGGGTGCCCCAACTGCTTGGTTTTTAAACTTGAAGATTAATGGTCAGACGGTAAATAGCGGACTTGGAAACTTCCTTATGAGAACTGATACAAACGATAGTGCGAATATACATTTGGGCGATATGTCCTTTCTGTATGCGTTTTCAGTGGATGCGTCTGTATCTACCGAGATTACACTGGTCGGTGGGCAAGTTGGAAGCAATGGCGATGAAGGAATATCAAGTGTATCTTGGACGGTTCTCTTTTATCCCTCTTAATATCTTTGCTGTATATATACTGAATGTCCGCATCAACTCTGGGAAATGCTTCTACACAGCAATCTCTCGGCATCCAGACTGTCCTTCCCTCCGGTCTCGTCAGTGGTGTTGCTGGAGCAAGTAGCATCACCGTCCAGAATATCAGTCCTCTTCTTACTGCTACTTCTATCGTTCAAGCTACAGTCCAAGTTCCAGACCAAGACACGCTTGGTTGTTGGTTAGTCTATGCTACACCTTCCTCTGCGAACGGTGGGCAAGTTCAAATCGTCTTGTCGCAGAATGCGTCGGTGTCCTCCACACTTGTTGTAGAGTGGGCAGTTGTTAAGTTCTAAACTGGGTCATCGCTATCCTCATCCACCTCATCACTCTCGGTATGCGTGGGGTCGTTTATTTCCTCGTCTTCCTCCTCATCTTCCTCCTCATCTTCGGAAGGACCATCTACAATCCGCAAGTCAGTGATATAGTTCCGCATACAATCATTACACATATGATAGTATTCGCCATTCCACTGATTGCCTACACGCATCTGGATGAGGAAGATGCCCTCATCTGCCGGTAGGTGCTCAAAAGCACTTGGAAGTCGTTCGCATCGGTCGCACCAGTGTCTCCGATTATACTGCTCTACCATTCTATATAGACTACGCACCCCATCTTTAAACCGATTTTCATCATATCGTAAATATGTGCTGTAAAGTGGTTTAAAGAAAAGTCGTATCATTATAGTAGAATAAGATGCCGATGAAGAACGCCTCCTACGAACGCTACTATGCGAAGAACCGTGAGTTGCTTACCCAGAAGATGAAGGATAGATACGACGCCGACAAGAAGCACGAATATTACGAACAGCACAAGGAGGAGGTCAAGGCGAACACGAAGCGTCGCTACGAGACCCTCAAGGCAGAGAGGAAACTTGCTGTTTGTAATCAAATCCTTGCCCTCAATCCTCCGGAACTCCTCCGGCAAAAAGTGGAGGGTCTCATTGGTGCTGGGTCGCCCTACCTTACGACACACGGTCGCACCCTTGACCACCTCCTTCGCCAAGCACAGCAAACGATTGCTGTTGCGTAAATATCTCCCCAGTTAAATATCTCCGGAGTATATATAGCAATGAACCGAGTAAGCGATTTTATGCTCCAACTCTCAAAGCAGTTGATTGAGGAAAAGAAGATTGCCGAGAGCAGTGCGTCGCTCTACATCAAGAACCTCTGGACGCTGAATGGTTGCGAACCCTTCAAGAACCTTGCCTTCCTCCGCAAGACCGCCGAGATTGACGAGAAACTGAAGGGATATGCGGACAGCACACGCAAGACCTTCCTTGCGTCCGTCGTATCGGTCTTGTCGCTGGTAAAGGATAAGGCGACATACAAGAAGGTCTATCAGCATTACCACGATGAGATGATGAGTGCTTCCAATGCTGTCCGGACACAAGAGACCTCTGGAGAGAAGACGGAGAACCAGAAGGAGAACTGGATTGAATGGGAGGATGTAATAAAGAAGCGTAGCACTCTTGCCGATAGTGCCCACACCATCTCCCAGATGAAGAACATCACGGCATCGCAGTATAACGAACTCTTGACGCTGGTCGTGCTGTCGCTCTACACGGATATCCCTCCTCGTCGCAACCAAGACTATTCCGATATGTATGTGGTCGGCAAGTGGAACGACAAGATGGATGCGAACAAGAACTATCTTGACCTTCTGGGTAATCAGATGGTCTTCAACAAGTATAAGACAGCAAAGAAGTATGGGACGCAGTTCGTGGCGGTTCCATCGGACTTACATACAGCAATCGCTATGCTGTTGAAGCACCATCCGCTCCACAAGGGCAAGATTACAAAGAACACCGAGTTCCGCTTCCTTGTCTATGGTGATGGACAACCGCTCACGGCAGTCAATGCGATTACACGCATCCTCAACAAGGTCTTTGGTAAGAAGGTCGGCAGTTCTATGCTCCGGCACTCCTACCTCTCATCCAAGTATGGAGACATCAAGGAGGAGCAACAGAAGGACGCTGATGCGATGGGTCATTCAGTCGGAGAACAGCAAGGAGTGTATGTTAAGAAGTAATACAGCACCTACAGCACATATTTACGATATGATGAAAATCGGTCTAAAGGTGGGGTGATATGTATAGGTATAGAAGAAGATGCCTTGCCCCTCGTGTAATGCCCCCAATGGAACGCCCCACACTTGGCAGTCGTGCCTCCCCATCAATATGCGGACTGCTCCTACGCACCCATTTGAACTCCTCGCACTGAAGGAGCGGTATGCTAATAAGATTGCTCGTCGCAACAAGAAACTGGCGACCAATCCAAAGGGGGAGATAAGGCGGTTGAACGCAGAGGTCTCTGCCTTGAGGGGCAAGATGGACAATGTGGATAGACTGATGACGACATCGGTCAAGTATCATTCAGATATGGCGAAGTTCAATGTCCTTGCCGACCGCCTCAATGAGGATGTTGCCGGTCTTATTATGCGGTTCGCAACCTATTAGTCCAGTCCAGTCCAATGCAGTCCAGTGTATCCTTTTCCGCAGAGTTTCTCTATAGGACAACAATAATCCCAATGTAGGAGGTAAGTCTGCGATTTTGCCTACATAGACCTACATTGGGGGTATCGTCCAGTTTGGTCAAGACATCCGGCTTTGAACCGGAGAACAGAGGTTCAAATCCTCTTGCCCCCATCATTCTTACATATAGTAAGTATCTACACGCATATTCTTACGATTAGTAATCATCTAATCATAAGTTTATTACTACTATATGAGATTTACGATGAAAAAAACCGGTTTTTTTCATAGGAAAACCCATTTAGCATTGAGTTTCTTCATTTGACTTACTTACGCTGTCGTATAATATACACAGCACATATTTACCATATGATGATAATCGGTTTAAAGGAGTGGTAATATATATGGGTATAGCAGTATGTCCGGCACCGAGTATGATTTGGATGCGTGGGGTCTTGGGTCTGGTAAAAATGTCTCGCCTCCGGCAACCACCTCCGGCGTTGCGGAAAATCCATCTAAAGAAAACTCTTCTCATTATAGTAGAAGCGAGATGTCCGATGCCCACGCACTTTACGAGCGTCTTGGATTTGTGGTGATGAGCGGAATGATGACGGCAAAGCAGAACAAGAAGGGCGAGTGGAAGAAGCAATTTGGGTTCCAGTCTGGGTGGGAGAAGAAGACCAGTAAGGAATACAATAAGAAAGCAAGTGGGTTTGCCATTCTTACCGGTAAGACCTCCGGTTGCTCGGTCATTGACATTGATGACCCAGAGTGCGAACACAACAAGGAGTTGATGGTATTGATGGCGGATTGTAATCTGATTGCCGAGACCAAGCACGGTTTTCACTATGTCTTCAAGTATGATGACCGCATAGTCCAGACCACCGGCGATAAACTGGATGTCCGCAACGACGGCGGTTGTATCTTCTGCGAACCCAGTGTCTGCCGTGATGACAAGGGCGAGACGGTCGCAGAGTATCATTGGATTAAACAACCCTTTGAGGATGAAGAGTTGGTTTCCTTACCGGATGAGGTCGTGGAGTTCCTTACGAAACTGGACGCACGGTATGTGGGTGGTGTTAAGAATGTTGTAGAGGAACAAGAGGTTCAAGTCCCTATGGCGGAAGAAACTGCGACAACGACCGTCGCAACGGAACCCACCAACGAGGAGTGCGATAGCAATCTGCTCAAGGTGATTGAGGCATTGGACAAGAAGCGGTATGAGAACTACGACGACTGGGTCAAGATTGGTATGGTCTGCTACAACGAGCGTATCTCTATGAGTGCGTGGGAGACGGCGACCAAGAGCAAGTATCCCTCTTATGGTGCCGGTTCCAAGCGTGTATGTAAAGACAAGTGGTCATCATTCGCAAAGGAGAAGGGACGCAAGGTAATGGGTGCGACGCTCTGGAAGTGGCTCAAGACTGATAACCCTACTGCGTTCTGGGGTCTGATGGAGAACCGTATGGACTTCTGGAACTTGATTGCCCTCATCAACCATAAGGACATCGCCAAATACTTCTACAACATCAATCCGGACGGATACCTCTGGTGCGAGACACTGGGATGGTATTCGCTCTCCAAGAGCAATATCTGGAAGCACTACGATAAATCGCAACCATCCGGTCTCAAGAGGCATATCGCCGACACACTCCAAGACCTCACAATGGACACCAAGAAAGCGGAGTTGGCGACCTATGCGAAGGAGAGTGCGAAGATTACTGACCAAGAGAAGCAGAAGGAACTGCTCAAGAAGCACCAGAACAAGATTAAGATTATCCACGACGCATACAAGACCTTCGGCACCTCTGATTTTTGTAATGGCGTTATCGCCTTCCTACCGTCCTTCTATGAGCTTGAGGACTTGGAGGCGAAGATAGATATGAACCGTTATCTCTATGCCTTTACGGACGGCGTTTTTGACCTCAACACTTGTGTCTTCCGGATGCTCACGCCACTGGACTATGTAAGCACCACTTGTGGATATGCGTATCCCAAGCAGTCCAATCCAGACATCCGCAAGAAGGTCAAGGCATTCTTGTATGGGTTGTTTGAGAACAAGGAGACCGAAGACTACTTCCTCAAGGTCGTCGCATCGTGTCTCTATGGAGGCAATCGGTGGGAGGAGTTCTATGGTTTCACCGGTTCTGGAGGCAACGGCAAAGGTGTCGTGGCGGACTTGCTCAAAGCCGTGTTCGGCGACTACTACCATTCGGTGGATAACACCCTCTTCACAAAACCACTGGAGCGGAAAGACCAACCTATTCCGGCACTCGTGGAGGCAAGGTGTAAGCGGATTATGATGACGACGGAACCGGAGACTGACGACAAACTACAAGGCGGTCTGCTCAAGAAGATTAGCGGTGGCGACCCAGTGGAGGCACGGACGCTCCACTCCAAGCACATCGTCAAGTATGTTCCGCAGTTCAAGGTCTTCCTCCAGATGAACAACATCCCCAAGATGAGCAAGATTGATGGTGGGATTGAGCGTCGTATGCGTATCATCCAGTTCCCCTTCAAGTTCGTAGCACAAGACAAGATGACCGAGACCTATCACCGCTTGGGCGACCCAGATGTAAAGGAGCGTCATTGTAAGTCCGATGCGTGGCGTGATGAGTTCTGCTTGATGCTCACGGAGACCTATAAGACCATCAAGGACTTGAAGTCCCTCAAGCAACCCAAGTCGGTTTCAGAAGCGACTTGCGACTACTTGGACGACAACAATCCGCTCAAGGTCTGGTTGAACACGCACTACAATATCACAAAGGACGAGAACCACAAGATAGGTTCCGCAGACCTCAAGAGGGCATACTTGGAGGACACACACATAGACAAGATTGCCGATGCGTGTTTCAAGTCGCTACTGGAGTTCAATGGGGTCGCACGGAAGCGTGAAGCGTGTGGTATCGTCTATGTGGGTCTCAAGCGGAAGGAGATTGTATTGGAAGTGTAGGGTTGTGTAGGGTAAATCGCAAAGTATTAGTCTATCTCAAAGTTTGCTTGTATAACCGGCAAACTCTGCGATTTATGCTACATTGGGATACATCAAAATCTCGGTGTAGAGTAGCGATGCCTTACGAGATTGTAGAACTACCAGATGGGTATAGGGTTATGACGACTGCTACTGGCGAGTATCATAGCAACCATTCACTGCCTCTTGCGACCGCAAAGAAGCAACTGACCGCACTCCATATCGCAACTGGTGCTGGAATGACCCATAGACAGCACTTCTTGAAGACGCATAATCTTCCGGACAGAGGGTATTCCCTCAAGGAACTCTCCGAAGTCTCCTATGTTCCACTGGACATCCTACAAGAAGTCTATGATAGGGGTATTGGTGCTTACAAGACCAATCCGACCTCTGTCCGATTGAAGGGGTCGTTTGTGAAAGGCGTGAATGCTCCTATGAGTGCGAAGTTGAGCAAGGAGCAGTGGGCTCAAAGTAGGGTCTATTCCTTCCTTGACGGAAACCCTAATCACGATAATGACCTACGACGCAATAGCGGTAGCGGTGTGGATTGGTATCTTGGAGAGGTCAGACGCAGAGCGAAGGCAAAAGGACTTGTCGGTGATGTTGAGTATGCGACCGACAAGACCCATAAGTTCCAAATCAGAGCACCGGACGGCACTATCCGTCGCTTCGGACGCAAGGGTATGATGGATTTTTTGCTATGGTCAAAGGCAGAGGAAAAGGGTGAAGTGCCCTATCGGACAGCACTCACTCGGAGGATGCTGTATTTGACGAGGGCATTACGGATAAAGGGAAACTGGAAGGCAGACCCTTACAGTCCCAATAACTTGGCTATCTATCTACTGTGGGCGTAATCCATAACAGCATTGGTTCAATGCTCATATGGAGTTTGGGTGGAGATGGCTTACTTCGTCGTTATCGTAGTGTAGAACTTGTCGCATTGGAGGCAGATGAACTGATTAGAATGACCCTTACATAACTGGATGGGTTCATTTGGGTTTGTGCTGTGCGATGCGACCATCTTGATTGTGGCGATGTAGGGGAGTATATTGCCGTCCCCACTCTGTATCCAGAAGTTATCTTTCGGTATTCTGATTGCTGGGAGATTACCGGACATCCTTTGTTAGGGCGAAATATATTTTCAATGCGATATTACGATAGACTATTTACATCAACCGAGCAGCCAAGGATGCCTTGCGATGGCGACCGCCAGTTGAGGCACCGCCAGTTGAAGCACCGCCAGTTGAACCCATCCCAGTCATCCCCTTCAGTGCCGGAAGCACCATATCCTTCGCACGGCTCATCATATTGCCGAGACGGTGGAGAACCGACTTGCCTCCCACGACACGAGTGAGAGCACCACGAGTGCCCATAGGGGCAAGAGGGGCAGAGATGATATCCGCCTCCGTGAGCACTCCCTTGATTACACGAGACGAGCCCTTGATGCTCTCAAAGAAACCACTATTCGCCGTGATTACATACAGCGTAAGGGCGGAGAGGTCATTACCAGAAGTGTTGAGCACATCGCAGTTGAACTGGAAGGTGAAGTTGCCCACGAGCGACGGTGCTTGTCCAGACTGGAGGGTGATGTCTTGGCTCGGCTTGAGCACAAGGAAACCACCGGTCGTGCGGACACTGCCGACCGGCTGGGTCGCCGTCGTCGCAAGACCGCTC